CTTCCAGTATGGCACCTTGAGTTTGAAGACCTAGTGGTATTGAAAAACAACAAAGGCACAGAAGAAACACGTGTCCGTCATATGGACTATGCATTTCAGTTCAATAAAACAATGTATGAAAGGTTACTGACTGGTGGTAATATTACTCTCTTTTCTCCCAATGATGTGCCAGGTCTCTTTGATGCATTTTACGCAGATCAAAATAAATTTAAAGAACTATACGAAAAGTATGAAGCAGATGAAACTATTCGCAAAAAGGTAATGTCAGCTATTGATGTATTCTCTGCATTCATTAATGAACGCAAGGACACTGGTCGCATTTACCTAATGAATGTGGATCATGCAAATGAGCATGGATCCTTTATACCAGAAGTTGCACCTGTTAGGCAATCAAATCTTTGCTGCGAAATTGATTTACCAACCAAACCACTACAAAGCGCCGATGATGAAAATGGAGAAATCTCACTGTGTACTCTTAGTGCCATCAACTGGGGTCTCATCAACGAACCAAAAGAATTTGAAAAGTACTGCACCTTATCAGTCCGTGCCCTCGATGCACTCCTTGACTACCAAGGATATCCCGTACCTGCTGCGGAAAGAAGTACTAAAAACCGCAGACCATTAGGTATTGGTATTATCAATCTGGCATACTTTTTGGCAAAGCGTGGTCTTAAGTATGATGACTCTGCACTCACCACGGTCGATGAATACACAGAAGCATGGTCGTATTATTTGATTAAGGCATCAGCTGACCTGGCTGCAGAAAAAGGATCTATTCCGCTCAATATGGAAACAAAGTATGGCCATGGTATTCTGCCAATTGATACATATAAGAAGGATGTTGATGGATTAGTACCACATCAAGAACGCCTCGACTGGTCTGGTCTTCGTGAACAACTCAAAGGTACTGGTATTCGCAATTCGACTTTAATGGCTCTAATGCCAGCAGAAACATCTGCGCAGATAAGTAATTCAACAAATGGTATCGAACCACCTCGTGCGTTAGTATCATATAAACAATCAAAGGACGGTGTCATGGCTCAGGTTGTTCCTGGGTATCATCATCTCAAAAATAAGTACGATCTCCTTTGGGATCAGACAACACCAGACGGTTACCTTAAAATTTGTGCAGTTCTTCAAAAATATATTGACCAAGGTATTTCCGTCAACACATCATACAACCCAGTACACTTTGATGAAGGTAAGGTACCAATGTCTCAGTTGATTAAAGACATCGTTACCTTTTATAAGTATGGTGGTAAACAACTGTACTATAATAATACTGCAGACGGTGCTGGTGAATACAAAGAAGAGGCAGATGAAACAACAACAGAAGATAACATTGATGAGGACGATGATTCATCATGCGATTCATGTGTAATTTAAGGAAACGATAATGTCAAGATCAGTATTTCAAAGAAAAGAAAAAACACATCTTGAGTCATTAATGTTTTTTGATGGCTCAGTTGATGTTGCACGATACGATCATGTTAAGTATCCACTATTAGAAAAGTTGACAGACAAGCAGCTAGGGTTTTTCTGGAGACCAGAAGAAGTTGATATATCAAAAGATAAGTCTGACTTCCATAAGTTGACTGAACATGAGCAACACATCTTTACGTCAAACCTTAAACGTCAAATCTTGCTAGATTCTGTACAAGGTCGTGGTCCTACGGAAGCACTGTTGCCAGTTGCGTCCCTTCCTGAGCTTGAGCCACTCATTACGGCATGGGCCTTTATGGAAACCATTCACTCACGATCATATACACACATCATTCGTAACATATACGCAAATCCGTCTAAGGTATTTGATACCATGCTAGATGTAAAAGAAATTGCATCTTGCTCTGCTGATATATCAAAGTACTATGATGATTTTATTCAGTCAGCTAAATGGTATGATCTCCTAGGGGAAGGGCGGTACCGTATTACTGATAAAATTACTCAGGAAAATACATACGTTAAGGTTGACCTGCATGAGTTAAAGAAAAAGCTATGGCTTATGCTCAACTCTATCAATGTACTTGAAGGTGTACGGTTTTATGTTTCCTTTGCATGTTCGTGGGCATTTGCTGAACTCAAAAAGATGGAAGGCAACGCAAAGATCATTAAGTTTATTGCACGCGATGAAAACGTACACTTAGCTGCAAGTCAAACAATCCTCAAAACATTGATTAAGGATGATCCTGACTTCGCTAAAATCAAAGAGGAATGTGAAAACGAAGTGATTGAAATGTTCAAGGCTGCAGTGGATCAAGAGCGTGAATGGGCAGAGTATTTATTCAAAAATGGTTCAATGATCGGCCTAAACAAAAAATTACTTTGTGATTATATAGAATGGATTGCCACCAAAAGAATGAAAACTATCGGATACTCAAGTCCGTATAGTGTACCTCAGGCAAACCCACTGCCATGGACAGAAAAGTGGGTAGGCGGTGGCAATGTTCAAGTAGCACCTCAAGAAGTAGAGTTGAGCTCATACATAATTGGCGGCATCAAAAACGATGTTTCAACAGACACATTTAAAGGATTATCACTATGACCGTAACGCTATATACATTAGAAAACTGTGGCTACTGCCATGTAGCAAAGGAACTGCTAAAATTTAAAGAAGTTCCTTATACTGAAGTTAAAGTACCTCATGATATGAGTACTCGTGAATTTACAGAACAGTACCCAGGTGTAAAACAATTTCCATATATCCTTGATGAATCGAGACGGCCTATCGGCGCATTCAAGGATCTACAAGAATGGCTCCTACAGCGTGAAAATCGTCAACTCCTCAATGAACAAGTATCGGGATTGTCAATATGATCGAGTGTTTTGCATGCGGTACTGTATTTGAAGTAAAGTTTGAAGATGAGGATGTCAAACTAAACTTTTGTCCTCATTGCGGCCAAGAAACTGTTGATGAAATTGTCTTTGACGGTTCAGAAGAAATTGATGAATCAATTTTTGACGAGGAAGAGTGGGCCTAATATATAATAGCATTAACTATTATGAGATTCCACTACAATGACAGGTTGGTTATACGAAGGTAAAGAATACGATCCAGGTGAGCTTGATCCCAAAAAAGTTTACGGATTTGTGTATCTAATCGAAAACCTAGAGACTGGTAAAAAGTACATAGGCAAGAAATTCCTATTTGCTTCAAAGACTCGTCAAGTCAACAAAAAGAAAAAACGATACAAAGCGGAGAGTGACTGGAGGGACTATTACGGTTCCTCCGAATCTCTGTTGGAAGACATCAAGACTCTGGGTAAAGACAAGTTCCGACGTACGATCCTACACCTTTGTGCATCAAAGGCCGAATGTTCATACCTAGAGGCGCTGGAACAATTCGAGCGTGGAGTGTTGTTATCTGACAACTATTACAACTCCTGGATATCTGTACGGGTTAGAAAAGCTCATCTCAGGGGTTTACAGAATCAAAAAACTGTGATATAATATCAATATCATTACTCAAAAGGTGAATCATCGTGGTAATTATTGACTACAACGGTATTGCTATTTCCAGCATTATCACGCAAAAGCTTGACATCAACGAGGATCTGATTCGTCATGTTATCCTCAATACAATCCGCATGTACAATAAAAAGTTTCGTGACGAGTACGGTCAAGTTGTTATTGCTTGTGACTCGCGTACATGGCGACGTGACTACTTTCCTAACTATAAGTTCAAGCGTCGTGAAGGGCGTGAAGAATCTACTATGGACTGGGAAGAAATTTTTCGCATCATTAACGGTGTAACTGATGATATTCGCGAAAACTTTCCATATAAGGTTATTTCAGTTGAAGGCGCTGAGGCCGATGACATTATCGGTACACTGACTCTTGAAACTCAGGAGTTCGGTAAACACGAACCCGTGATGATTGTATCTGCCGACAAGGATTTTGTTCAATTACACAAGTTCAGTAATGTTCGTCAGTATTCGCCGCTGCTCAAAAAGTTTGTGACCGAAAGCAATCCACGTACGCACTTGATTGAACATATCTTTAAAGGCGATTCTGGTGACGGTATCCCCAATGTGCTTTCTCCTGATAATACCTTTGCTGATGGTATTCGTCAGTCGCCTGTCACTAAGAAAAAAATCGAGCACTGGATAGAACATATAGATAATCTCGAATCTGTTATGGATGCGGATACTTATCGTAACTACATGCGTAACAAGAAACTTATTGATTTGACAGAGACGCCAGATCCAGTAAAACAAAAAATTATAAATACATATGAAGAGCAAAAACCTGCTCACAAAACTCGTGTATTGAACTATCTTATTAAAAAGCGCTGTAAAATGCTTATTGAATGCGTAGGAGATTTTTACTAATGGCCGTGAACAAAATTAGCAATTATAGGATTGATGAAATTCTAACTAAAGTTGGATCTGCTAAAACAAAAGCAGAAAAGATTGACATTCTAAGGGACTATAATACCCTTGCTCTACGCAATGTCCTTAAAGGCAACTTTGATGATTCCATTCAGTTTTTGTTACCAGAAGGTGATCCACCTTTTAAGGAAGCAAACCAAAATACGCCACCTTCTAATCTCAGGAAACAATCACCCAAGTTCCGCTACTTTGTCGTAGGCGGTCCTGGTGAGCGCATGCCTAAGATGAAAGTAGAAGGTATGTTTATTAAACTACTAGAAGCGATTCCGCCATCAGAGGCAAAGGTCGTACTCCTCATGAAAGACAAAAAACTCAGTACAGAATTTAAAGGTATTACAAAGAAACTTGTCGAGGAGGCATTCCCAGGCCTTATTGCAAAGTAATAAATTACAATAATAATAATGCAGTAAAGTTGTAACTCAGCTCAGAGACAGTGATGTCCTGGGCTTCTTTTTTTAGGGAGGAGTCTGTATCTTACATTATGTCCTAACGTTAAAACATCAACATAAGGATAGAGTATCATGTACGGATCTAACATGGAAAGACTTAAGCGAGACTCAAAGGAAATCAAGCATCATATGAAACGCTTAGAAAAAATAGGTAACCTAACACTTGCCTATAAACTTAGACAAAAGTACGAGTACTTAAACAGTTACATTGACGAGATACAGAAGGAAGATGAAATTAGTGGTTGACACATTCGCAAAAATAGTATATAATACTACTATGGTTGCCGGACGGGGAATATACAACAAATTGAGGATACACAATGAAATTAGCAATTGCTAGTGATTTACATTTAGAGTTCGGTGGTATTGAACTCAAGAACGAGCAAAACGCAGATGTACTTGTATTGGCAGGTGATATTTGCGTTGCTCGTGACAACTCTATGTTCTATCAAATGTTCTTTGAGCAGGTATCAAAAGAATTCCCTACGGTGATTTATATTATGGGTAACCATGAGCATTACAATGGAGATTTTGCTCATACCAAACAATTGT